TGAATAACTCAATGCGATGTGCTACTGGAACGCCCTCGGCATCGTCTACGTAAATATATAATTGAACATTTTGCATATTATACGACGTCGTTTATAAGGTTATACGAATAATCAAACTCAATCGTGTAGTTGATATTTTTATCCTTCAATCGCGTTTTAAGTGCGGTCGATTTTGTCTTAACATTTACAGGTTTATTGTCTAACAAAACGGTCTCGCTCAACATTAAATCCGTGATCACGTTGGCAAAGTTCTCGTCAATCCAACCAGTGTTTAGTGTAACCGATTGCTTGCCTTTAAAATTGAACGACTGAAACTGATTTCGCAACGGATTATAGTCCCAATTATCGGGCAATAGTTGAAACGTTGAGTTTTCAACTTGCAAACTATTTGTTTGAGCCTTAAAAAATACAAGGAATTGCCACCCTCCGTATCGGTTTATAAATTCGCAAGTCACTGGAGTGTACTTCGCCTCGCAAATTGGTAGGAATGTGACCGTTGGTTGCAGCGTTCCGACAAGTTCGCTCTCGATTATAACATCGTTTCCGTAGTTATGGTCTGCAATTCCCGCGTCTTTTGCGGGTATCATGTACATGTAAGTGTCCGCAGGGAAAGTATCGTCCAATAACACCTGAGTGCTTGATGTATTAGTTCGTCGATTTGTCCACTTTGCCTCGGTTAGTGACTCGCCATCATGCTCAATTAGTACGTTGAAGTAAGGCAAGTCGTCTTGGATTGTATCCTCGTTATAATATTGCTTAATATCGGGATTTGTTAGGTATGCGATTGGAGCCGTTGTCGTTTGATTTGCGCCACCCATGTAAGAGGTAAATCCATTTACACCAATGAAATTAATTTCGCGCACAGGAAGCCACGTTTTATCGTCTGCGATTTGGTAAAACCACTCAGCTCGAATGTACACCCAAACATCGTTTGACTCTTCGTGAGCGTAATCTCTTGGATCAGCATCAATCGGCATGATTTTCTCAGCGATATATGGCGCAAGATTAAAAACAATACCTGTTTGCGTTGCCGAAACGATTTTCTTTTCAAGTGTATAGGTCGCGTTCACTGGCTCGGTCTCTCCCTTATGCCAAACCCATATTTTTAACTGCGCCGCTACTTGGTCGGTCTCATCTACCTCGATAAAATATGGGCTTCTAACGTTTAATATTTTCATTTACTACGTATTTTAAAAATGATTCTAAGTCGAGGCCGTACTTTTCAGCTATAACCTCATCAAAATTTTTGTATTCTAAGTCAAAAGCCGAGCGAAAAAACTTTGTCTCAGGCGTTCCTGTCTTATTTATCGAGCGGGTTATCGCTCCAACTAACGCCTTACGACTTGTAAATTGACCGCTGCCACTTCGGGTGCCTTTCAGCCCCTTGCGAACAACCCATTTATCAATCGCACCTGTTGACGCGTTGGCCTTGTACGGCGATTGTGGGGCCTTATTACTTGACTGACTTCCTTTTGTTCCAAAGTCCAATAGTTTCCAGTACGACTCAGCAAAGAAGTCAAACTCCAACGAGTTCGGGTTAATCTTTGTTTTGAACGTTAGCGACCTTGATAGGTTTCCGCTTGCGTTGTGCGTGCCATATTTGCCGCCTCGTTTTAAATTCTCTTGTGCTCGCTGAACAACTAACGCGCCAAAATCATTTAGGGCCTGTTGAACTATTTTAGTTTCCATCGCAGCACACTGAAAAATCGTCGTTAGGAATGCTCAACTCAATATCACATTTCCAACCGTCAAGCGCATTTGTGAACGCCATAAATATCGGCTGCAACGATGGCTCGTTTTGCAATTCGATGTCGTTGTCGTTGCGTCTCAAATTCATTTTAGTAATCATGTAGTTAAGTATCGCGTGGCACGTATTTAAATTGTCGAGTTCGTTGTCGTTGCCCAAAAATTTGTCGTTGCCTCTCACCTTTGAGATATTTCGAATATCAACCACTGCCACCTCAAATACAAAAGTCACAACACCATTACTAACGACTGACGATAGTACGTTGATATGAGCCAGTGGGAATATATTTTTTTTCACGTTGTCGATTATATCGGTGCCGTGAGTAATCGTGTTTAAAAGAGGCGCGCTTTCGAGCGTCGTTCTTATGTAATCTATTGCCTGATAAAATGCTCTCATTTCATTTGTTTTTTAATTTGTCTTGCCTCCTCAGCGGCTTCGTCGATTAGGTATGATAATAGCGTGAGTGATTCGTGAAGAGGCTCCTTTCCCACGTCTCGAATATGGATTTTAAGTTCACGTCCAATTCGGATAAAGCTTTGATACCACCCCCAGCGCTCACCAAAATTTCCTCCAAATTCATTCCCTCCCTCGCTGCCTTGTCCTCCAAATGCAATAGGGTATTGCTCAACAATTCCTTGTTTAAAGTCCAAAAAAAAAGCATCGAACCAACCACAATATCCATTGTGACATCCTTATAAAAATCAGCCTTGCTTTCGTCGCCAGTGTATTCCTCGATTTCATAAAATTCGCCTGCTTTGCGTTTTATTGGTCTATAAAGTACCGACATCAATAGCGGTATGTTGTCATCGTTTCCAAGTAGCGTGTCAATTGTTGCGTGTTCGCCGATTGATATCTTATCAAAGTTTGGAATAAATCCGTAGTGTACGCCATTCATTTTGAAGGTGCGGACGAGCTTCGGCTTTTGATCCAAAACTTTTGCAAGAGTTTCAATAATATCAGTAAAATCATTTACAGGTATTTTCATAACATCGGCAACGCTAAGGTTGCAAAATATAGCTATCATTTGAATACAAACAAAGGTCTCATCGTCCTGGTTGTCTTTTAACACCTTCTGATATCTCGCATATTGCGACAATTTTATCTCGCTTAGCGATGTTGGGATTACTACTCTCATACTTATATAACTGATTTTTGTGGTTTTGTTTATTTTTTGTACCCGATTAGGTATCATTTTAGGAAAAATTCATGCACTTATACCTTTTCGGGTGTCCGCTATTGTATGCAAAAAGTGCATATTCGTATACAATAACCTACGTTATGATAACGTTTCGCGATTTTCTTATCGATAGGCCCATCATAGCAAAATAACGCATCGCATCGATGGCGTGATTGTAGTCATCGATTGGTCGGTTTAACTTTTTGCCAGTCTTGTCAGTGTCCCAACTATAATTTCGCAGCTCTTTGATTAGATTGGTGCTTGACTTTGTGACAAGTATCTCCTTTTGTTGCAACACCGAAATGCCGAAATTGATTGAGTCGGCTCCTTTTACAACTGGCTTAATATTAAACCCTGCTCGGCGTATCTCCTCGATTGACTTCGGCTCGGCTGAGTCGGCCCAAATCGGTAGGCGTTTGTCTTGTTTCATCATGCGAATGATATCCGAGTTTAAAAGTGAGGTCGAGTATATCATTTCGTCTGCGATTATTTTGCCGTTGTACTCGTATATGGCGATCATAGCCGTTGGATCGTTAGAGTAACCGAAATCGAGGCCGCTACCTAAGAATTTTGCCTCGCTAGGTATAGTGTCGATTTGTTCCCAATTTGAGAACACAACTCCTTCAAGTGATCCGAGCTGACCTAAGCCGTAAACGTTCCACCAGTTGGCCCAATAACTTGAGGTTTGAGCTTTCTCTCTTGCCTTTTCAATCTCCCGAACAATTGCAGGATCGAGGGCCTCGTTGTCTTTGTAAGTTAAAACAACAAAATCGCTATCGATGTCGTTTTTTAATTCGGTATGCACCCAAAATTCATTTGTCGGGTTGTAGTCCAAATAAATAAATTTCTTTGTACGAACCGAGAGCTGCTGGTAGCTTTCAAAGTCTATATTATTGCACTCGTTTATAAATAAAATATCACGCCTTGCACCCCTCAATTTATCGGGTTGGTCAACACTAAAAAATTCGATGTAACTATTATTTGAAAAGGTATATTTTAAAGAGGATTTGTTGAAGTAACTATCTCGGTAGTTGTCAGTCATCAACATTATTTTTTGGAAGTCTTTTAAGGCCCCACGTTTTAAATGCGGTATTGACTCGCTTACAATTGAAATCTCCGTGAATGGATTGTCAATTGCGTAAGTAATTAAAAGCGGTATAATAGAAAATGTTTTGGAGCTTGAGGTGCCTCCCTGGACTATCCTTACTCGCTTGCGAAGTTTCGCGATTTTACTCTGGGCGGTCGTTTCTTGGAACATCTAAATCGATGCCGTTAAAAATCGGCTTTTCTATGTTTATATTTTGATCAATAGATTGAGCAGGTGCGCCATAAGCTGAGTCCATCAATGCTTTGTAAGCTGCCACGTCTCCCTCGCGTGCCTTTTTAATTTGGGCCAGAGTCATTATATCCTCTTGAGTTAGCGTTTGGACCTCGTTTGTGATAGGGTTTTTTGCTGACTGCTGCGCTTCAAGCCAGTGCTTAGCTATCGTCGTTCTATTTTTAACGCCTACTGGCCTGCCAAGTGGATTGCCGCTTTTGCCCTTTTCAAATGGTACTAAATTTTGTATTTGTTTTTCAGTTGGCATATTCTACTCCGTTACGTTTTACAACTAAACTCGGATCAAGTTTTTTCATTCGGTCAATTATAACTTGGCAATAATGTGGTTCAAATTCCATCATTAAGCACTTTCTATTAGTTTGATTTGCTGCTACCATAGTTGCGCCGCTTCCACCAAATAAATCTAATATGATGTTACCCATATTATAATTTTTAAAACAATATGATGCTAATTCGATTGGTTTTTGAGTTGGATGAACTCTTTTTTGTCCATGTTCAGAAGCTTTTATCATTCCCTTCCAAAGGTGTCTAAAAATTCTAATTGATGAATGGCCATCATTTACAAACGCTAACTCACAATCCGATTGAGTATCTCTTTGATTTTCTTCAACTCTTTTATCCCAAACCAACCAATTATTTGTTTGAGGTAAATGATGACAGTAATAATTTGCACCCCACCAAACTTCTTTTAATGGATTAAATTCTCTTGTTATATTATAAGCGTCAACTGCGTATTGAATAGTGTCATCTTTAAAATCTTTTAAGTTATTACCTTGACAAGCACCTCCTCTTTCACTTCTATCTCCTTTTTCATTTATTCCATAAGGAGGGTCCGTGTATATAGAAAATTTTTTATCCTCGCTAATTAGCTTTAAAACACTATCTATGTCAGTGCTATCCCCACAAAGCAATCGGTGTTCTCCTATCTCAAATAAATCACCTAAAACAATATCCGTTTGAATCTCGTTAGGCATTTCGTAGTCGTCCTCTTCGGCTTCTAAAATTTCGGGTATTTGTAAATCGGGAACATCTAAACCCCACTCCTCTAACTCTTGAGCGTTCCATTCGTTTGCTAAAACCTCCCAGTCCCATTCGCCTCCGCTGGTGTTGTCTTTTATTAAAAACTCTCGCTGTTTTTCCTCTGATAAGTCGGTCACTATAATAGGCACCTCTTTAAGGCCTGCCTCTTTGCATGCTTTGTATCGCATATTGCCTCCGAGTATGATCATATCCTGGTTAACGACGATAGGTCGAATGTTTAACATCTCGGGGAAATCCTTAATCGACTTCACTAATTTTTTAAATTTGTCGTCTTTAATTATGCGAGGATTGTTTGGATTGAGCTTTACGGAATTGATTTTAACTACTTCCATTGTCCGATAATTACTTGGTTAACTGGTATATTTTCGTCGGTTTGTATCTTAAAATCGCGGTATTCCTTAAGTTTTAAAATATCAAATAGGTTGGGTGCAATCCAAAGCTCGTTGTGAGTAACGTCTTCGGGTTTGTTGTCAATTAATTTGTCTAAAAAATCAACCAACAAATAGAATTCCTCTTGCTTTTGTTTTTTCATTGATTTTGTCGACTTGCTCCTGGTTGTTGTCATAGTGTTCCTTTATGTTGTATTTGATTACAAACGACCATTTGTCTCGGCCATTGGTATAGTAAATTGTATCAATACCTAAGTTTTCGGCGGTTGCCTCCAAGTCGCTATTATCGTCAGCAATATTGCGAGCAGTAAGTATACGAACATCTTTGCCATCGCTTATAAATTTAGCGGCCATCTCCTTGCCTTTTTTGGTTGAGAGTGTCCCATCGTAATCAAAACTAATTGGCATAATTATACAATTTGTATAAATCTTTTATAATTTGCTCATGTACTTTTGAGCAGGTTGGGCAGTTGCTATTGTCAAGACCAAAATAATTGAGATATAAGGC